TTTCCTATTTCAATAGGTATAACTTCAATTAAATTATAACCTAAATATATTGATTTTAAATTAGTTAAATATTTGATTTCACTTGGTATATTTAAAATTTTATTATTATATAAATATAATTCTCCTAACTTAGTTAAACATTGTAATTCCCTTGGTATAATTTCTATTTTATTAAAACCTAAATATAATTCTTGCAAATTGGTTAAATATTTGATTTCCTTTGGTATTCTATTTATTTTATTATAAGATAAATGTAATTCTTGTAAATTAGTTAAATTACCTATTTCATTTGGTATAAATTCTATTTTATTATCATATAATTCTATTTTTTCTAAATTAGTTAAATTACCAATTTCACTTGGTATAATTGAAATGTTATTTTTATTCAAATATATTTCTTTTAAATTATTTAAATATTGTAATTCAACTGGCATTATATTAATTTTATTATTAGCTAAAAATAATATTTCTAAATTAGTTAAATTACCAATTTCATCTGGTATAATTTCAATTTTATTAGTAAATAATTTAAGAATTTTTAATTTAGTTAAATTACCTATTTCACTTGGTATTGTTGAAATAATATTAATAGCTAAATTTAATTCTTGTAAATTAATTAAATTACCTATTTCACTTGGTATAGTTGAAATAATATTATTAGCTAAATTTAATTCTTGTAAATTAGTTAAATTACCTATTTCACTTGGTATAGCTTTAATATTATTTACACATAAATCTAATTTTTCTAAATTAATCAAAAAATTTATATCAGTTGGTATTATATTAATATTATTATTATTTAAATATAATTTTTTTAAATTAATTAAATTTTGTATTTCCTTTGGTATTATATCAATACCATTATAATTTATATTTAATTCTTGTAAATTAGTTAAATTTCCTATTGAAATAGGAATAATTTCAATTTTATTAAAAAGTAAATATAATGATTTTAAATTAGTTAAATTACCTATTTCACCTGGTATAATTTTAGTTTTATTACTATTTAAATTTAATTCTTGTAAATTTGTTAAACAACTGATTTCACCTGGTATAAATTCAATATTATTATCACAAAAATATAATTTTTGAATATTTTTATTATTTAATATTATTGAAATTAATTCATCCATTTTAATATAATAATAATGGTATGTATTTATATACATTTATTCACAATTCGCACAACCTAAGCTACCATTATATGAGCAATGCTTTTTAAATTATCATACTTTCCTAATTCACTCATACTATGCGAATAAGATTATTATAGATAATCATTGAGAATAACAAGATTAATAGCATTATATTTATCCATAAAAATAAAAAAATATATAATATATATTCTAAAATTATCTCTAACTTGGCATTAAGCCCATAATATTTGTGCGATAGTATCCGTACTATTCCTATATGTCATCTCAGTATTACAAAAATCTTCTATATATTTAGAATACTTGCTTTTTCCTTCGCTACTTACAATATTATTATAAATAACCATTAGTAAATCGCCATCTATTTCTTTCTTATTGTTAAATGCTACAAGATTAATGAGGTTCTTTTTGTCTTCAAAGAACTCTCTTATTTTGTTAAGTTCCTCATCAATATAAGCAATTGTAAGATCAATATCAATTTCGCTATATATAATTTTCTTGTTCTCAAATGTCATATTTACTATCTCATTTCTCGTCATATAAATATTTCTAAAGATATTCAAATCTTCTTGAGTTGAACACTCCATATTCACTAAATCATAAGGGTTGATATTATAAAAGCAGATACCTTGGTTGTTATTGCGTATCTTTTTAGCATTTGTATTGAAATCATACTCAATATAATTAGTATCAATAGACCAAAATCTCTCTTGATCATATATTAATTCATCAATATAGTAGCCAGTATCAATATACCAGCTGGTATATTTTCTATGAAGAGATTGAACAACCATATTCTTATCAGCTGTTAGCTGAAGCGATAGGTCATAATAATACTTCCAATACTTATTCTGCTGAAGATCAGCGAAAGACATAACAATTTCTCCAACACCCTTAACATCCATATAGACCTTGTTGTCAAATTTGATGAAAAGATGATAGTCGTTGCTTACAGAGCCAAGGAAATCATTGGTTACAATATTAACAATCCTCTCATAAACACCTGTAAATTCTACTTCTGTGATGGTGTGATAAGCATTTTTATTTCCTTCAATAATACTGCTATTCATTTTTGCGGTTGTTAGCTGTTGCTTGCGGTAGCTTGCGAAGATGGGCTGTTTGCACGCGGTTCGATATATATACCTGGTTTATATCTGCTGAAGTTGCAACAAACGGGTATATCTCTGCTTATATATTTATAAAATATTAATCAGTTTTTAAATAAAAAAAATATAATTAGAACATAATGAGTGTGATCTATAATATCCTTTATTATAATATCATTTTTTCCTTAAGTATATAGGAAACGTAATAAAACCTACCAAAAAGGCCTATAATACCAACTCCATAAGCAGCAAAGAAAGTTATAATGCTATAATTAAACCAAGTTTCAATAGGAGGACGATATAAATAAAAATTTGAATATAATATGAAAAACTGGCATAATTGCATAGATGTTATATATTTTTTAATGAGCCTTACTTGATTTATTTTTAATAAACAACCAAGATAATAAGAATACATTATAGTATGAACTCCGCTATTTAAAAGTGACGCCATCCATACCATATCAACTTTGTATTGATACATTAAATGCCAACTTATTACAGCTCCAATATGATGATATTTTTGAAGAAATATAGGTGTTTTGCCATTTAGATATAATAAAAATGTATCTACAAACTCATAATATTTTGAGATATAGAACCAATAAATAATAGTATTAAACTTTGGATTTTGAAAATAGTAATTAGACTTAAATACTATACCATCATTATATAAGATATTTACAAGTGAAATAAAAGTCCACGCACTAAATATAACTAATGCTGTATTATGAACAACAGACAATCTATATAATAATAAAGGGTTAATACGCAAATGCTTAGGATATGCTAAGTAGCAAGTAATAGCTAATATAGGGATCATTTGTTATAATCATAATATGCTATAATATTTAAATAATGATATTTAAGTAATGGAAAATAAATTTGTTATAATATATATAAATATTATATAAAAAATATAAAGTATTTGTATTTAGATAATATAAATAGTATATATTACTCATTTAAGTCAATTAAAAGAGAATATGCTAAACATAATCCGTGACCGAATGCTTCATTACTATCATTTAATAATTTTTCTAATTTTTCAATAGACATAATACATATATTATTGTCATCACAATCATTACCATATTCACCTCTTTTATTTTTTGCTGGGACATCAACTTCGCATATCATTATATTTTTGCCTTCTTTGAGTTTATTTAATAAATTATTGTATTCTGGTAATACTTTAATAAGTCTTATATATTCTTTTACATATATTTCCTTTCTCGTTGATATATAATCAAATCTTTGTTCTGTTCCTTCTTTATCAATACAAAGAGCAAATTTAGTATTTTTTCTTCTATGTATTTTATTTGGATACCTAATAGGATTTTTACATTCCCATAAACTATTTCTCCAATGGAAATATTTATCATAATTTATAATATTATTTTCTATAATAATATCTCCTGATGGATTTATAGGTGTAAATTTCCACCACAAATATTTAGGATTATTTACATAATATCTTGATGGATATATTTCATTCTCATATACAATATCATATACTTTACAACCTTGATAAAAGTTTTCAAAAAGAATTCCTCCTTGATTTGAATATATTTCATTACCATCTGTCTTTAATAGGTAAGGACATAGGTTTTTCCATTTACTATTATTCCATTTAAGTACATTTATAGATTCATATCCTTCTAAACTAACAGGCTTAGTAGTAGTAGATTTAATTTGTTGTGTAGCAATCATAGTATAATATTTAAACTATATAATATCATTATCAATTTTTCATAATATCATTATCAATTTTTCAATGATTTGAATACTTATTTTTATTTTTTGCTATATATATTATAATAATAATTATGTAAATTTAATACCATTAAAGATTAAAAATTGAACATAATAATTATTTTAATTATGTATTACAAATTGTGAAATATAAAGACAAAGGTTTTAAACAATGAACAGCTATATCAATATGAGCACCGAGAGTGCTTTTCATATCTTCACAAATGTTGAGTTTACAGGTGTTTTTGATACAATGATTAATAATGATTTTACTTCTCAATGTAAATATCATCTATTCATCAAATATGGCGATAAGGTCTATATGGAAGTTAAGGATGTAGGAGAGATTGTTATTTCATTTGCTGAACTTCAACTGAATAATTATTGGAAATATTATTATGACTTATCGCTTATGCTAACAAATAATAAACATTTGGTAGTTCAGAATCTTCAATATAGCAGCGATTATAATGATAATCAATTATATGACGAAGCAAGGTTCTGGTCTATTGATACAGCATCTATTGAGAATAATATTCATGATAATAGATTGATGATTATCAGTTATGATAATAACTGCTATTATAATATTAATCCATATGATTTGGAATATATGGAATACAGTTCGTTTGATTATTTAAATAATTTTAGAGAAATTTGTATGACAATATATGAGAATGAAAATATATGGTCTAATTATTATAACCTCGCAATAGAGTATAAAGCAAATTTAATGGAAAAAAATATTGAAGAGCTTTCTATAGGTCTTGAAAAACTTTAATATTGTGTTATCTTAATAATAATATTATATATGTTTTAGTTAAAATTTTATATTTTAGTTAAAATAGTTTTTTCTTACTTGCTTTGAAGCATAACAGGAAGTAGAAGAACCATAATGTCCTTCACAACCGCATAGAAAACATACATTACTATTATAGGGTTTTTTATGATTGCTTTTATTATCTTTATTACTATTTACTTTAACTTTTTTTGATGTTGTCAATTCTTTTTTTTCCATTATATGTTTTATAATTTTATATGTGAAATGTTTACATCATTTTTTTATATAAAGATATATAAATAAAATTATAAATGACTACTATTAAAATAGATTATAAAAGCAATTCAACAGAATTATGTGAAATTGGAAGGAAATATGATACTGACAAATCATCTCAAAGAGATAATAGTTCTGATAGCAGACATTGTCACCCTTATACATTATTTTATGATGATCTATTTAAAAATAAAAGGAATGAAAAATTGAAAATAGCAGAATTAGGCATATTATTTGGTGGTTCTCTTCTAATGTGGAAAGATTATTTTGCTAATGCTGAAATATATGGGTTTGAATATGATAATAATTTAATAAATAATTTTCTAAAATTATATAATAATGAAAGAACTACTCTTTCTAATATTGATGTAACTAATAAAGAGAGTATTGTTAAAGCCTTTCGTGAATTAAATATTTTATATGATATTATTATTGAGGATACAACGCATCAATTTGAAGATCAAATAAATGTTATTGAAAATACTTATGAATATTTAAAACCAGGTGGAATATTAATTATAGAAGACATATATAAATCATACAAGGAAGAAGATTATATTAATAGATTAGCCCATATTTTAGATAAATTTCAAGACTATTATTTTATTGAACCAGATCATGTTAATAGAATTTCTACAGGCTGGGATAATGATAAATTATTTATATTAATAAAAGATGGAGGTGAACCTATATTTACAAAAAAATCAGATTTAAAAATACTATAAAAATCATAAAATTATTAAGTATATATAGTATATATAATATATATAATATATATAATATATATAATATATATATAATATATATAAAAAATGATTTAAACTATTAATTTTTTAATATTACTACTAATTAATATGTTTAGTAATAAGCAAATTGAATTTATTCGTAAAGAAGGACTTGATAAATTTTATACATTACCAATATATTCAAAAAAATGTATTGATAAAGTTTGCGAACTATATGATATAGAAGGTTGGGACTTAATTATTGAACCAAGCGCTGGAAATGGTAGTTTTCTAAATCAAATACCAAGTAATAAGAAGATTGGCATTGATATATTACCTGAATATCCAGATATAATTAAGCAAGATTTCTTTGATTATACACCTCCAACAATTAATATAAATACAAATATTTTAGTAATAGGTAATCCACCATTTGGTAGAGTTAGTTCTATGGCTATTAAATTCTTTAATCATTCCGCAAAATGGGCAAATGTTATTGCTTTTATAATTCCAAGAACTTTTAGAAAAATAAGTATTCAAAATAGGCTTGATAATAAGTTTCATTTAGTATATGATGAAGAATTACCAAATAATCCTTCATGCTTTTATCCTGCTATGAGTGTTAAATGTTGTTTTCAAATATGGGAAAAAAAAGAATTAAGAAGACTATTTATTGATTTACCTAAAAAACATAATGATTGGGAATTTCTAAAATTAGGCAAAAGAGATGCTTCAGGTCAACCAACACCTCCTTTAAATGCTGATTTTGCTCTACGTGCTTATGGAGGTAATATTGGTGAAATTAAAACAGAAGGTTTAAATGAATTAAGACCTAAAAGTTGGCATTGGTTTAAATCAAACATAGATAAAAATACATTGATTAATAGGCTTTCGCAGTTAGACTATTCAAATAGTTTAAATACAGCAAGACAAAATTCAATGGGTCGTGCTGAATTAGTAAATATATATTCTGACTATTTAGATTTCATTGACTCTGAAACTTAATAATTCATTCCAACATTTATCACCATACTTTGGTCGAATAGCATATTCTTTATCATTTGTAATATCATCTAATTCAACCTCAGTTATTTTTCCTAATTTTTGAACTGTTCCATGAGCATATCCTCCATAAGATAATATTAACTTTTTTATATCATATTTATTTAACTTAAAGATATATAATTCACCCTCGTTATCTATATTATTTGTACATAAATAGTATGCTGTAAATATATAAATACAATCATGGTTCATACGCAATTGAACATAATTAAATCTATTATTTTCTTTACCTCCGTTAGATATTTTTAGCTCAAAATTAATTTGATTATGCTGTAAATCTCCAAGACATAAAGAAGCATTATTTTTTTCCATTCCATATTTAGTTTTTATATAATATTCAATTAAAGGTCCTGAAACTTGTCCAGATAATTGATTAATTTTACAATATATATGTGCGCGCTTTATATTATCCTCTTTCATTATTTCTATTTTATGGTTACATTGAGATATTCCTAAAATATATTTAAGTTTTTCTTTTATTTTATTGCTTTGTTCTTCTTCCATAATGTTTTATTGTTATTATAACAAAGTCACTCAATTTTTATATTTTTTATTAAATATTAAATTTGAAAAGATTTTTTATAATATTATAAAAAATTGATTATATAAGTGTATGCTTATAATCAAGTTATAATTGAATTGTTGATATTCAAAAGCTTGAAGGAAACAAAAGAAACCACAACTGACTTTGTCTATATCTTATCACGACACAAGATACAAAGATGTATTGCTACAAGTATCATTACATAAAAGATATGGAATTTTCAGGTGTCTTTGACATATGTATTAATCCTAAAAATAATGTCTATCATAAATATTTTCTATTTATCAAATATAATGATTTGATATATATTGATATCAAAAACATTGGGAGTATCATTATACCTTTTGTAGAACTTATGAAAAACAATTACTTAAAGATGTATTATGATTTATCTATTCTGCTTGTAAAAAACAAAAATCAGGTAATTGAGGTAATAAGACATGAGAAACAGTATGAAAAAGAATATAATAATTTAATATACAAAGAAGAAAGAGAATGGTTCGTAAATAGTGCTTATTTTGTAGAAGACTTCTCAACCAAGATTAAAAGTGTGCGAGAAAGTAAAATATATATATATTATAATATAAATCCCAATGATTTGAGATATATGGAAGTTTCAAAAACTAATGATATTACGTTGTTCTATAAAAACCTTGAAAATAAATATGGTTATGAGCAAGGAAGAGGTTTTAAAAATTTAGTATTAGATTATACTAATCTAATGCTTGATTTCAATATTAAATTGATAGAAGAGAATATGAATGAAATTTCATTTAGCCAAGAAGATGATAAAAATGTCATTAACCTTCTTGAACTTAATAAAAAAGAAGGGATGAATGCTGATATATTTCAAATATTATATAGTAATATTATCAGCAGCAATAAAAAACCAAGGATATCCAAATATATTAAGATATAATTAGTAATTGCTAATTTAAGTAATAATTTATACAATATATATTTTTTTTATATTTAATATAAAAATATAATAATTATGTTATATTTTATATTAAATATTATTAAAATTGATTAATTATTTAGATTTACTTTCTAAAGTCTAATTTTCTTGTTAATATACAAGAAATAATACTTCAAATAGCAAAAGAGCTCCAATTCTAAATAACTCAGTAAAACTTCCGTAACTTCGTAACTTAATTAGAATAATGGAGTTTTCAGGATTTATTATCATGTCTAATGATTATATGCTTGGTAAAAGTTCAGATTATAAGAACTTGCTATTCATTAAATTTGATAACAAAATATATATTGAGGTTTTTGATTATGTGTCATGGTCAATAATTCTTTCATTTGATGAATTTATGAAAAATAAGTATTTGAAGACCTATTATGAATTATCACTTAAAGCTATTGGTAAGCCAAATATTGATAAGAATTATTATGAGAGTGATGATCCAGATTATATACCTAATTATGATCCTAATGATGAAGAAGAAACTATCTCTATGTATGTGGATACTATCTATATAGCAGAAGATATCTTAACAAATATTAAAGAAGCAAAGAAAGGTAATTGCTATTATTCTCTGAATATTAAAAAGTTAAAAAATGCGAACCTTTCTACAAATACTGAGATTGATGAGTTTTTCACAAAATACAATAGTTTGTATAGTTATGAGGAAGAAAACTTTGAAGAGAATAAGACAATCTACACAACTCTTATAAATAAATTGTAGAATAGTTTATATATGTATATTTTTTATATTTAAATGGTATAAATATATATACATATATATATGCCTTCATATTTAGATATGTTACCTGAAGATATTCTAACATATATATATAGAATACTATATAAATCTATTGTAAATGATATGAAGAATGATAATAATTATAAAAATCTAAAAACTTTAAATAAATTGCTTGAAATTACAAAGAATCCAAATATTGATAATTTAAACTACTCAGATTTCCTTGTTAGTTCATGTATAGATAAAATTATAGAGAAATATACAAGCTATAAAATAAATTATGATGATAATAATATGTATAATTCATTATTACATAATATTTCTCTCTATTATAAATCATATTATATTAAATCATTAGACGTTGATATAAACAAGATTGAGATATATAATTTTTTTATATATAATTTATTCAAGGATAATGATAATGAATTAGAAAGATTTAATAATACTTATTTTACGACAAGCTATTTTTCTGGTACTACAAAAAATATAAATAAAAATGGATTTATATTAGAAAAAGATGGCTCATTTAGATGCTTAGCAGAATTATTTTATTATATGATAGATTTTCATGATTTTATAAAGCAAATTATCTATATGAATATAGAAATTATTGAACATATAAGTACTGTTTTAAAATTATCAGAAGCAAAAATAAAAGAGCGAGATAATTTAATTGATATACTAAATTATCATAGTAATCATAGATATTTAGAAGGATTATTTTATGATATTGAATATAAATGTGCTAAACCACAATTAGGAAATGAAATATAAATGATATACTATATCATTATAGATATAGTTTTTACAATAAAATCATCATAAAATCCAATTGCTTTACCTGATTTAATAAAATCAAATAAATTAGCAAATGATAGTTCATATAATAGAGACACTGTATCTCTTATATTTATAGTTAAATAAAATTTATTATCTTTTAAATATAAACTTATTGGATCTTGTATTTTATGCGGTGTTTTATCAGCAAGGATATTTGTATTAATATTTAAAAGATCAAGTTTTTTTTTACTACCTGGAGATTCAAACCAAGCATTTAACTCTTCCTTTATATCACATACAAACATAACAGGTTTTGAAACATAGACTAATTCCCATGTATTCGTATTTAATAAAATAATATGTGTATAATGTTCGAAGCAGTCTTGATATATTCTATAGCATCTTGAATGACAACCACCAATATAATAACCGTCTTTATAATGTTGTAAATTGCTTCCTCCTCTTAAATAAGTTATTGAAGTATCAATAGGTAAAGAACAATTCCCTTGTCTATAAATAACTTTACAAATTCCACTTGGATTAAAATCATATTTTAATATAATTAGAGGGTCATAATTATATACAAAATATAATTGGTTATCTTTAACAAATGGTGCCCAATTTTTTTCTATATAGTTTTTTTCCATATTTTCTACTTGTAAAAATATAGGTTTCCATTTATTAAAAGGTGTTATTCCTATACAACTTTTTTGATTTTTATACGGAGATAAACAAATAAATACAACATAAACGGTATCATTTAAAATAAAAATTCTTGGATCTTCAGCATTTATATCAAATCCTTCCTCTCTATAATTACTATGATCATCTCTTTTAAAATATAATCCAATCGTTCCATCTTTTTTTCCTATTCTTTCACAACTATAAGTTATCCCATCTAAGTAGCAAATTGCTTTGAACATATAATAATTAATATCATTATTATTATATTTTCCTGTAACATTATCTATATATTTAGCATGAACTTCTTGACTATAATTATTTAGAAATAATTTTTCATTATATTGATTGTCACCCCCATAATCAATTCTTTCATGTTTAATATTCAAAAAATTATATTTACAGCCTTCATATATTTGAAAAGCATTAAATATTGATAATGCTCTTTCTGTATAGCCACCTATAGTGCCAAAATGGGTTTGATATGGTGGTATATTTGACCATGGATATATTTCTTCTACTAATATTTCAAGCCAAGAACATAATTTTTCATAAATTTTTACAGGATATATGTTAGTTTGTAAAAGAGATAATGGAATACCTTCTAATTCTCTAATTGTATATGTTTTACCAAAAAATTTATTATAGCTCTCAATAAAAAAATTTATATTGAGAATATCACTAAACATTAAATAATTCCAACTGCCATTTTCAACAATATATCCAATTGGTAATAAATAAATTGTGTCTGTATTAAGATTATCATATTTGCTATAATGAATCATATCATATTGTGAAAAACCAATCATATCATTATTTTTATATAGCTTATTCCAATATACATGAAGATATGCTGATGTTTCCATATAGCCTCTTTTTTGTAAAAAAGGGTTATATTTTTCTAATTCATATTCATAAATGACATTATCTATTTTTTCATTATTTTTACGATATGCTTCATTAACCCCGAAAAATATAAATTCTTTATTGTCATCTCTTAAAAAAAATTCACGATGAAATACACAAAACATTTTAAATTTATATTTACTCATTATATATATATTACAATAATTTCATATAATTATAAATATATTTCTTATATAATAAAATATTAGAAGGAAATAAATGTTCTAAAAATAAAAAAATATAATAAAAATTGACTCATATATATGAATATATAATCACGCGCCAACTATCCGCTCATCCTTCTTGTCTGAACAAAAGAAAGAAACAAGCTAAACAGCAAGAACAACTCAAAGTAATTTAAAAGAGAAAATTCATATAAAATATCTGAAATGTCTGCTAATTCTACTGTTACTGGCGCAACAACGACCTTCTCTAATGAATACATAGAATATAATGCTGGATCACTTCAGTTTTCAGCATATCATTTTCATCATAATAGGGAACCTTTTCTCATAATGTTTATTAAGAAAGATGAAAATATTTATATTGAGATAATTGATCCCCATACGAGTAGACATAAGTATGTTCATGAAATTGTTATGCCTTTTGAGCATATGGAAAAAAATAAGCAACTTAAAAAGTTTTATGATATGTCAATTATGATGGTAAATAGTTATAATACTATCTATTATGATACAATTGGGATAGAAACTGGGCATTTAGTGTCTACATATGATACAGAGAGTGAAGATGAAGATGATGAAGTAGTATTGAGACGCTGGTGTATTAATTGTGATTGCGTTTGGAAAAATTTAAGAGTTTCTAAAAAGGCTAATTACAACTGCTATTACAATATGAACCCATTCACTTATGAGTATAAAGTGAATACAGATAAAGAGATAAATCGTTTTATGAATAGCTTTAATACGTTTGCAAAATATAATGAAATAAGCCCTTTTATAGAAAATATTATAGTTGCTAATTATAATTATCAATTACGATTAATTAGAAGCTAATTATATAATATATGCCTTTCAGATAATCTTAAAGGCGTATTAGATTGTAGCAATTGTAAAGGAGGATTTACAATTGGCAAATCAGTTTTATTAGGTTTTACACTATAAGTAAATATTTCATCGGTTTCATTTGTATAATTAATATTTCCTCTTAATGTTGAATTATATACTTCTTCTAATTCTTTTTCATATGTTGAAGGATTTTTGTTTCCAAGGCTACTATCATTAGTAAGATTATTAGTATTATCTTTAAGAATATCAATATTCTCAATATTATACGTATAATTATCAATATTGTTTAAACTATTAGTTTTTTTATAATTTGCTTCATCTTTGTATAATTTAATATGATCATCATCTGTATTATAACTATTGTATTTAATAGCTGGATTACCTGACTGATTAGCATTAATTAATTGTTGATTATTATACTGCTGTTGTTGCTGCTGTTGTATATTATAATAATATAATAATATGGAAAGAGATCCTATAAATATAAAAAATAAAACATAATATCCTCCATATTTCATAATAAATATTTAATTCTATAATATTATAATATTATTATAATATTTAATATTATTTATTAATCTTCAATATCTTCAATAAACATTAGTTTTTTTTTAGGATTTTCTGAATTATTATCATCGTCATTCTCATTATTATTAGCAGTTTCAATTTTTTCATTATCAACATAGAATGATACATTATATTTATTGCTATTATAGAATTTCAATCTGGATGCTCCTTTTCTTTTAAATATTGAAAAGTCATCAAAAATATCAATACATAAAGGGGTATACTTACGTTTTTCTGGGATTTCTCTTAGAATACGTCCAATAGATTGTTGGATATCTGAAATAGGACTTGCGAATATAACTGTATTTAATGAAGGAACATTGAAACCCTCAGAAGCCAATTGATATGTAGCGAGAATTATTTGTTTTTCAGATGATATAGCAAGATCTGTTTGTTTCATACCACCTACATAAAATCCATAACTACTACCTGCTATATTATCATCTATAATATATTTTTCAATATCCTTTAATTGATTTCTACGTTCGCTTAAAATAAGTACGCGTCTTTCTGGTTCTTTATTTAAAATATCTTTTAATAAATATATAATATATTCTGTTCTTGGTTTAAAAGAACAAACATTATTAATCATTCCAGCGCCATTTTCTTTTCCATTCCACATAAGTTTTACTGTAGAATAATCTATATGAGTTTCAAAATATTTATGAACCTGAACAATAACATCACACAACTCCTTGTTTTTTAAAGTATATACTGATTTACCAATATAGTATTCAAAAACACGACGCATACCATCCTTTCTATTTAAAGTTGCTGATAAACCAAGAATTATTGGATTATTCAATTTTCGGAATGCTTTACAAAATACTTGTGCGCCAGTATGATGTACTTCGTCAATTATTACAAACCCTATATCATCAAATATACCAATATCATAGTCGCGCATAGCAAGAGATTGTAGAGAAGCGATTATAAAATCTTTATCTTCAACATCTACTTTTTTTTGTTTAATAATTCCAACTTTTGCTTCTGGAGCAAATATTTTAATAGTATCTATAAATTGCTGATTTAGAAAATCTTTATGACTTACAAACATAGTTTTTTTTTTTAAACAACAAGCAATATATAAGCTCATAATTGTTTTACCAAATCCACAAGGAACAGAAATAATACCTCCCATTTTAAGAGGATCACGAGCTGCTTTTAAAAAGTTTTCAATCGGTTCTTTTTGAGTTTCTCTAAGAGAGCCAATAAAATTAATATTTATATCTTGGCCACTTGTTAATTTACATAATGACGGTGCCCCGTATTTTTGCAATCCATAAAAACGAGGAATATATATTCTCTTTTCATTTTCAGTATATAAGTAAAAAGTTAATTCATCCGCTGATGAATTATTATTTTTTGAAGCACCTATATCAAAATTAACTTTAGGCACCATTGTTAAATCTTTTTTAATACTTTCCAGTTTGTATTCATCTAAAGCAGATTTCAATATACCATATCCATTTTTTGATAGAATTGAATACATTATTATTGCTAATAATATTTATACTTAATACATATTAATAAGTGTGTCAATTTTTTATATGGATTATAGGTAGATAACTAATTAAAAATAATTATGATAATTATTAATTCTTTCAGATTTTTAGCTGTAATCTTATTGGTAATTATATTAATTGTTAAAGAATTACCTTTTAAAGATATTTTTAAAGATGTAATGATACAATTTTACTTAGCTTTAACATGTATGTTATTCCTATTATTCTTTGATAATATTTTTGGTTTTCTAATATCAATATGTTTATTATCAATATATTTTAGAATATATACAAGTGAACTCAACAATAAAAAGGATATAACAAAGGAAAAAGATAATGATATGTATAAAAAAGAGAATTATTGTAATCATTGTGAAGAAGATAAAACATCGCAAAAGGAACCATCTAATGATAAATGTGTAATGAATATGTCACAACTTAATGTTGAAAAAAAAATACAAATACCTACTAATCCAGCAACAAATAATAATACATGTAATTCTCTTGTCCCTTACATAACAGAAGAGAACCTTTTAGCAGCGCAAACAAATATAGTTAATCCATTAGAATATAATAATGAATTCTTTGGCGTTGATAAAGGCATTTATAATGAAAATGTATATGGCTCGCAGGGATTAGATACAAAAAAATATCATATTCGTGGGTATGACACTAATAATATATATTTAGGGTCTCTTACATATGATATAATATAACCAAATAAAAAATATAGATTATTATTAAGAGAAAAAAATTTAAATAATGTTTGAAAATTTTGTTTCAAATGAAGAAAATGACAAAGTAGTAGAGAAAACATTTACTATTATCGGCTTCTCCGCTCTTGCGATTGTTGTATGTGGCGCGTTAGTATGGGCATACAATATTAGTGAAAGAAACCAGTATTTTTTTATATCAATATTAGCCTTATTTATGCTATTTTATGCTATTATTATTATTGCGATTGTAGTAATTAATAAAGATAATTATGATATATTATCTTATTCTGTATTATTTGGTATAACAATATTTGTAATTTTTACATCATTCCTAATTTGTATATTTTTCTTATTTAAATATTTTAATGTATGGTCATCTTCAAGTAAAAATATTATATATGATCCTGCTCTTGGATATAGAAGAAATGAATTGAATACTTAAATATATTCAAGAAACGATAATACATAAATGATTAAAAATAATGATACAGATTTTATATATATATCAAAATTATTTAAGTTATCTTGTAAATAATCGGGTAATTTTTCATATATAATATTGATGATACCCGATTTATATATTATTAAAGATACTATAACTAATATTAAGCTTTTTTTTGCTACTTCTATATCTATATATGATAATATATTATCGTATTTAGATGTATTATGTGTTGTATTTGCCATTTGCTGTTGTTGTTGCTGCTGCTGTCTTTGTAATTGTTGCATTTGTTGTTGTTGCATTTGTTGCTGTAGCATTATTTGTTGTTGTTGAATAAGTTGTTCTTGTGATATTTGTGATGGTTTAGGTTGTTTTGACATCATTAGTTCTTCTTGAAATTCGCTTAAAACATCTTGAACTAAAGGATCATTTATATCATTAGTATCACCAACATTTGTTTGTTGTGTTTTTAGCGGTAATGTGCTTATAGGTGTTGACATTATTATATTTATATCTATTGATATATAATATTTTCAATATAAATTATATTACGCAAATAATATAATATTACGTAGAATTAAACATTCTTTCAAAAAAACCAGGGATACTAATTAGATTATCTGGTGTTTTATTAATATCATACGGTTTTAATGGATTATCTATATTATTACATTTAACCGGATAAGATTTATATTTATAACAAGTATCTTCAAGATTAAATACATTATCTTCTATGTCTTTAATATTAGGAGCTGAATATAATATACAATTATCTTTACATATGCGTCTAAACAATAGTGCTAAAGCAAGACCAAATAACGCGCTTACAATCATCTGTCCTGTTTCATCATAAAACAATCTATCTATTGTAATTCTTAATCCAGATTGTTCTTTTATAAGCCCTCTTTTTTTCATTCTTATTCTAATTTATAAAAATTTAAAAAATAATTTATATTATAGGTTGTGTTAATGAACTTTCTGTACATTTAACTTCATTTGCGCTATATTTATAGCATTGATTATCATTATTCATATACACAATTTTATTAGCATTATAAGGTGTTGGGTATTTTATCACATTTCTTATAGGTGCTGATGATATATATATATATATAATTCCTAACAAAAAGGCAAAAATAAAGCTAACCCAATTTATTTTAAAAGTTTTATTATCTTGAATATTTTTAACCATATATCTCTTATTTAATTATCTATTTTATATTTTTTATTTAGGTTTATAATTAACATCTTTAACACATCTATTTGTTACAGGGTTTAGTACTTTTCCTGGAGGACATACTTTGACAATTCCAGTAACATTAGCATTTGGTGTGTCCTTTTTAACTTTATTTCCTGTATCTTTAACACATCTATTTGTTACAGGGTTTAGCACTTTTCCTGGAGGACATACTTTGACAATTCCGGTAACATTAGCATTTGGTGTGTCCTTTTTATCTTTATTTCCTGTATCTTTAACACATCTATTAGTTACAGGGTTTAGTACTTTTCCTGGAGGACATACTTTGACAATTCCACTAACATTAGCTTTTTGAATATCCTTCTTGCCATTAGTATTAACCGGGTCTTTCTTGTCTTTTACATTCAATATATCCTTCTTGGCTTTTGTATTTATAGGTTTATTATGTGTTTCAATATGTTGATATTCATAAGTATATATTTCTGGAATGTCCGCATAATTTATAATTTTACAATTTAAATAGTCGTATACAGAAGATAACGATTTAGTTTCCTTATAAATATTATATAAATGCTTTTTTTTTTCTAAAAAGTGTTCATAATTAGAATTATTTAATTCTCTTGGTATTTTATATTTATCTTCGTATTTTATCTTTTTCTCGATAGTTTTATTATTATCATCATGTTTAGATTTGAAATAATCATCTATCTGTTTTTTCATTATATTTATTTTAGCATTATCAGCATTTTTGCTATATATATTAATATTTAGAAAGTTTTTTTCAATATCTTTTAATATATCCATTTACTAATATTAAGGATAAAAATAAAACATTAGTGTAATAAAATATCTTCAAACATGCTTTTATAAAATGTTTGAAGACTTTCTTCAGGTTTTAATTGTTCCTCATAAACACTCCGAGGTATATATTTAACTATTACTTTATCTTTTTTACATACTGATTTATTATTATAATATCCTTGAATAATCATTATAGACCCTATAAATAATAAAAATATTGCTATTGCTTTCATTTCTTATTATTAATAAATATATTAGATTTATTATTAAATAACATATATTTTTTTATAATTTATTCAATTCCAAGTTTTTGAGAACTCCATGCATCAACTTGTTCAATACTCTTTTTAATTTCGGATAGTTCAATCTCTTCTCCTTCGGTAGAAGCAACATTATTAATCGCGTCTTCAATTGTATCTTTATCTTTTGCTGTTTCTGTGTCTTTAGTGTCTTCAACAATTGTTTCATTTTCTATATTAATATCTGTAGAATTAGAAGGATTTGGTGATGTTTTGAAAAGTTCGCTTTTTCTATTCTCAAAGATAACATCCTTATCATTCATATTCTTTTTATATTCTTTCATTAGAGTATTTAATTGTGTTTCGGCATATTCTTGATTTTCTAAACAATCAGGGTTGGGAGACCAAGGGCACCAGCAACCTACTTGAGCAATATAAATATTAAACTTATTATCAATCTTTTTAATAAACTCGCTACGATTTTTAGCTTCATCGATTGTATCAAATACACCCCTTACTTTGATACCTCTAATTGAGGTAATAAAATTATTATCACGATGATATGAAGTTTCAAGTTCTTGATTATTAACAGATTTAAAAAATCCATATTGCTCACTCATATCTTTAGGATCAAAGATATATGAGTTGTTTTCCTTAATAGAATCAACAAAGCCTTTTGAATCACTATATTTTGCTGTAATACCATCCAAAAGTGCTGTCATATCATTACTAAATTTATTAATAAATTTGCTAAACATGTATGCCTCTTTATTTACAATAACATCTTCAGGACTTAAAAAGGACAGCAATACAAAATTTTGCCCTCTAATAGGTTTATCTTCATCCAAATAATCAACCTCTTTGACACTTGTAACATTAGTACTTTCTTCTGCTGACATTATATAGTATCTTTTCTAATAATATAATATATTATAAATCTTATATATATTTTAATGAAATGTTATTATATTACTAACTACTATTCTATATATATTTAAAAAATATTTTATATTATAATAATAGTAATAATTAAAAAATGGAATATTCAGTTGATTTTTGGGATGTTGTAATAAGACTTCTTAAGTATGCGTTTGAAGGTCTTATAGTTGCGTTTGTAGCACTTATATTACCTAATAATAAATTAGATTTGAGTGAAATTTTTATGCTTGCTTTAACAGCAGCATGCACATTCTCTGTTCTTGATTTATTATCTCCTGCTGTTTCTGCTGGCGCAAGACAAGGTGTTGGCTTAGGTGCCGGTTTTAGAATGGTTGGTTTTCCTAATGGAGTTTAAGTATTTAACTTAAATTATAAGTTATTATAATGAAGGTATTATTTCATAATTAAGTTCTAAACAAATTTTTTTCCATATTTGATCTTGAACATATAGTTTTTCTCTACTTTTTAATAATGGGAAATATTTGAGATATTCATTTAATCCTAATATTTGAAAAAACTTATATAATACATAACTATATGATAAAAAATTTTTTCTATCTTTCGGACAATGTTTTAAAAATGGTGCTTGAATATTTCTAAACATATTACATAATTTATCTTCAAGATCTTGACTAAATTGTGGCGTAGGTATTCCATTAATCCTATTAATAATATAATTAATATGCTCATAATATTTATTAATTCTGAGTCTTTTGAGAATATCCCGCATTTTATTATAGGTTATTGTTTTAGTATCAACAATCTTTTCTTTCTTTATTTCTGTTAAAATTTTTTCAAATATTTCGTCAGGAATATCTGTGCTCTCTTTACCTTGTACCTGATTACACCATTCTCTAAAATGATTAATACGTTTATAACTAAAATGCGAAGTATCTTTTGTATTTTGCTTTAATATAGGTCTATTCTGTTCTACCAAAAGCAATTCTTGATAACCGCAAATATTACATATAATTATAGCATCATGTTGTAAGCATGTCATTTGATTTTTACAATTTTTACAAATTTCTATATCTTCTTCTTCAACATTTCTAACATATTTTTTATTAATTATAGACATATATTTATCAACAAGGGAACTTTTATCTATAATATTTTCCTTAGAATTTATTGAATATTCATGAGTATTATTTATATTTATATCAGTATTATTGTTTTGCTTATTATCGCTAATTAAATTATTTTCTATATTTAAATTATTTAGAGCATCTAATACATTTATTGTTGTAGCTGAAACCGATGAGCGTTTTTTTTTAGAGTCATTCTTATATATCTTTGGTTGCCTGCTTAGCAGTTCACTGGAAGAAATACATATTCCATTAGATATTGAAGCATGTGTATTACTTATATTGGATTGTTTCTCTACAGTATCATAATATTGAAATAAAATATAGCTTGTATTTTTATAATATTCAATTTCATTATATGACTCCAATTCTTTTATATTATTTTTTAGCTCAATTATTTTCTCTCTTATAATAATATTGCTTGACCATAAATTATTTATATATTCTTTATCTTGAATATTTTTAAAAGTCTCTATATTTTCCATAATAAGATTTGATTGAACTTCTAAATCAGATAATAATATCTTGTAATTTTCTTTGTCTTTGTTTGTAAGTTCAAACTTCTTTATAATATTGTTATGCATCGCATCTAATGTAAAAACTTCATTATTGTCAGAAATATATTTTTTTTTTGATGATTTTTCTTTGAACATCTTTATAATAGAATAATTAATATTAATTTTTATATAATAAATATATTAATACATACATTTAATTCATATTTTTTTCTCCTCTAATAGTATAAAGAATATAGCGTAAATGGGTGGTGGTCTTCTTCAATTAGTAGCTTATGGAGCACAGGATGTTTATTTAACAGGTAATCCTCAAATTACCTTCTTCAAGGTTGTATATCGTCGTCATACTAACTTTGCTATTGAAGCTATCCAACAAACATTTAACGGAACTCCCGGATACGGGCAAACTGTAAATTGTCAAATATCTCGCAATGGTGATTTAATTAATCGTGTATATCTTCAAGTTGCATTACCAAAAATAACTGGCATTGTTAATCCTGTCGCAGGTACCCGATATGTTAATTATATTGGTCTTCGTCTTATTAAATCTGTTGTTATTGAAATTGGTGGTCAACAAATAGATAAGCATTATTCTGATTGGCTATATATTTGGAATGAACTTTCTCTACCTCTTGGTAAACGCTATGGTTATGATACTATGGTTGGTGCTGACAAAGATATAACTTCATATAATGATACTACTTTATATATTCCTCTTGAATTCTGGTTCTGTCGCAATGTAGGTCTTGCTCTTCCTTTAATCGCTCTCCAATATCATGAAGTTAAGATTAAGATAGATTTTGAACAAAAGAATAAATGTCTTATTCATTTACTTGATACTACTGCTGACTCTACATCTTCTGAAGAATTATTAACAACAACAATGGTTGGAGAAGCAAAAGATATTACTGACATGTCTCTATGGGTTGACTATATATTCCTTGACACTGATGAACGCCGCCGATTTGCTCAACTATCGCATGAGTATTTAATTGAACAACTCCAATTCACTGGAACTGAAACACTCAATAATAATGCTACTAATCGCATTAAATTAAATTTTAATCATCCTTGCAAAGAATTAATATGGGTAGCAAAACCTAATAATTATGTTAAGAAAGCATGCTGGTATAATTATACTGATAAAGATTTTGTTGATTTCACTACTTCAATAATTGGTGAACAATTACCTGTAACTAAACCAACTGGTGATGGTATTAATAATATTACTAATTTCAGTCATTCAAATTATATGGCTGGTTTTGATTTTACAGGAGCATATATGGGACCATCGCCAGCATCAACTCCATTTAAGGATGCTATACTTCAATTAAATGGTAATGATCGTTTCAGTGTTCGTGATGGAACATACTTTTCATATGTACAACCATATCAACATCATACTAATATTCCATCTAATCCGGGTATCAATGTTTATTCATTTGCCCTTAAACCCGAAGATCATCAACCCAGTGGTACTCTAAATATGTCTCGTATTGACACTGCTACCCTTATGGTTACTACAAAAGATATTTCTAATGAAGGAAGTACTGGTGCTGGTGGAACTAAAGCTGCTGTAACATATGATGGTATCAATATATATGCTGTAAATTACAATGTACTACGTATACTCTCTGGTATGGGTGGGTTAGCCTATTCTAATTAAATATTATGTATTATAAATAATAAATTGTATTTATTTGATTTGTTAAATATAATAGGTGTATTAATTAATCCTTTTTTTTTTCTCCTCTAATAGTATAAAGAATATAGCGTAAATGGGTGGTGGTCTTCTTCAATTAGTAGCTTATGGAGCACAGGATGTTTATTTAACTGGTAATCCTCAAATT